TAGATGTATCAGCTACTAAAATAGAAAATTTAGATATAGTTAAAGATGCATTTCAAGGTTACTATAAGTATATAGAAGATTTTATTAATGATATGAAAAAAATATTCCCAACATTAAAAGATGATTGGGGAATATATGTACCTGAAGTTAAATACTTAGCTCCTGAACCCTTAGTAAATTATGATGATCTATCATTAACTAAATACCCAAATGTACACTTTGTAGGTGATGCATTATCGGCTAGAGGTATTTCAGTATCAGGGGCTCACGGTACATTTGTTGCTGAGAAAATTTTGGAGGGGTAAAATATTATTCGTATATTGAAGTAAACAAATATTATGACAAAAGAAACAAATGAATGGCCTATTAGTCAAGTACTAAAAAAAGCAGATGGAACTATAGCATATGTTTGGGATGGTAAACTTCATAATTGGGAAGGACCAGCTTTAATACCTAAAGGTGATAATAAAAAAGCAGAATATTATTTATATGGTATTAAATATTCTATAGAAAAACATAAAGAAGCAATTAGACAACAATCAGGATTACCCTGGTATAAACAACCAGCCCCAAAAGGGCAAAATAGAAGAAATTAATATGAAAATAGTATTTTGCATCCCAGGAAAAAAATTTAGTGGTACATTTTTATCTTGTTGGACTCAATTAATAAAAAAATTACAAATTAATAATATAGAATGGGCTATGGTTAATGGTTATGTTCCTAACATAAGCATGAGTAGACAAGCTTTATTAGACAGAGCTAGAATGCATAGGCCAACTCATTATATGTGGATTGATGATGATCAAGTATTTACATATGAACAATTTGAAAAGTTATTGGATCGTGATTTAAATATTATAAGTGGAATATATAAAAAATCTCCAGAATTATTTGCTTGTTGTAAATTAAATGGTGAAACACTTACTATAAGAGATGAAATGTTTGAAAATAAAGAGGGAGTTAATGAAGTTATGGCAAATGGAATGGGTTTTATGTTAGTTAAAAAAGAAGTATTTGATGGTATGTATAATCCATTTGATTTTTTAAATGAAAATCAATGGGAAGATTTTGGATTTGCTGATAAGGCAAGACAATTAGGTTATAAAGTAAATATAGATAATACAGTAATAGTTGGACATGAAAAATTAATGACAATATGAAAATAGGTTTATGTGGTACAATGAGCGTAGGTAAAACTACATTGGTTAATGCTTTAAAAAAAACAAAACAATTTAAAAACTATAATTTTGCTACTGAACGTAGTAAATATTTAAATGATTTAGGGATACCACTTAATACTGATTCAACATTAAAAGGTCAAACAATATTTTTAGCTGAACGTTGTGCTGAATTAATGCACAATGATATTATTACAGATAGAACTATAATTGATGTTATGGCATTTACTCAAAATGCTAAATCTATACCTTACCAAGATAAAGATAAATTTATTGATTATGCGAAAGAATTTATTAGAGAATATGATTACATTTTTTATATTTCTCCTGATGGTCTTCCTATTGAAGACAATGGTGTAAGAGAAACGGATGAACATTATAGAGATGTTATAGATTTTACTATAACAAGCTTTATAAGAAAATATGCGTATATGATGAAAAATATAGAAACTATAAAAGGTACAACTAATGAACGAATTCAACAAATATTGAAAGTTATAGAATCTTAATATATTTATAATAAAACTTACTATATTATGAAAAGGAACGACTTACAATCATTTATCAAAGAAGAAATTATTTCTATTTTATCCGAACAGGAAAAAATATCACCTGAAGATATTAAAAACCAACAAGCGTATAATGATGCATTAGAAGATACAATTAAGCATCAAACTAAAATAGCTAAACTTCAAAGAGAAGATGTAGACGAAGATGAGTTAGATAAAGATGCTGCAAGAAGAGCTAGAAAAGGTAAAGGTAAATTTAAAAAATTAGATCAGTATGTAAAAGAATTAAAAGATCTTAAAAATGAAATGATGTCATTAGCTAAAGAATTTGGTGATAAAAAAACTAGTATGGAAAGAAAAGAACAAATAAAAGATATTTTAAGGAAAAATACACCAAGAAAAAAAGAATTAGAATCTGTAATTTCTAGATTAGAAAAAGAAGCAATATAAAACATAAGTATGAAAAAGTTATTTAAAATAATATTAGCAATTGGAGGAGCAATAGCAGGAATTATGGCTATATTCTCTGCAACTAAACAAAGTAAAAGTAAAAAGGAATTTAATAAAAGAGTTAAAGCAAACGAAGATAAATTAGATTTTATTACTAAAAATACTAATAAAGTAAAAAAGGATAAAGCAGTAACTAAATCCAAAATTAAAAAAACATCTGCTAAAATAAAGGCTACAAAATCAAAAGTAAAAAATACTCAAAATGCTAAAAAAACTGTAAGCAATTTTGAGAAAAAGTATAGAAAAAAATAGTATGAAAAATATATTATTAATTTTTTTAACAATTATAACGTTTAATTGTTATAGTCAAGACTTAGTCCAAATACCCCAAGATGAACTTGAAGGATTTTTTATGGCTATAGATACTTTAAAAGAACAAGATGAGATAAAATCAATATTAATTAGTGACTTAGAACTACAGATTAAAAATTATGAGATATTAACTAAACAGGATAGTTTATTATTAAATTATAGATCTCAGGAAGTAGATTTACTTAGGGATCAAATTAAGTTATATGAAGATAGATTAAAACAGGTAGATAAATGGTACAAAAAACCTTGGGTTGGAGTTGTTGGGGGAGTTGTAGGTACACTTATTACAATTCATGTATTAGATTATTCTCTACCACAATAATATGGCTAAAGACATAAAAAAAGTTATACGCTCTGAATTTATAAAATGCGCTCAGGATCCAGTACATTTTATGAAAAAATATTGTTTTATACAACACCCACAAAGAGGTAGAATACAATTTAATTTATATCCCTTTCAGGATAAAGTATTAACTTTATGGAGAGATAATCCTTACTCTATAGTTTTAAAATCAAGACAGCTAGGTATATCAACTTTAGGTGCTGGTTATTCTTTATGGTTAATGACATTTCATAAGGATAAAAATATACTTTGTATCGCAACAAAACAGGAAACAGCTAAAAACATGGTTACAAAGGTAAAATTTATGTATGAAAATTTACCTTCATGGTTAAAAGTAGATGCAGCAGAAAATAATAAATTAAATTTAAGATTAAAAAATGGATCTCAAATTAAGGCAACATCAGCTTCAAGTGATGCAGGTAGATCAGAAGCAGTATCTTTATTATTAATTGATGAGGCTGCCTTTATTGACAATATTGGAGAAATTTGGGCTTCAGCACAACAAACATTAGCTACTGGAGGAGGATGTATAGCATTAAGTACACCTTATGGTACAGGAAATTGGTTTCATCAAACATGGACTAGAGCTGAGGGTGGGGAAAATGAATTTTTACCTATAAAATTACCTTGGTATGTACACCCAGATAGAGATGATGTTTGGAGAAAAAGACAAGATGAATTATTAGGTGATCCTAGAATGGCAGCTCAGGAATGTGACTGTGATTTTAGTACTTCTGGTGATATTGTTTTTTATAATGAATATATGGAATATTATGAAAAATCATTTATTAAAGATCCATTAGAAAGAAGAGGAGCAGATCAAAATTTATGGGTTTGGGAATCACCTGATTATACTAGAGATTATATTGTAGTAGCTGATGTATCTAGAGGAGATGGAAAAGATTATTCTGCATTTCATGTAATAGATGTAGCTAATAATGTACAAGTAGCTGAATATAAAGGACAATTAGGAACTAAAGAATATGGACATTTATTAGTAGGTATAGCCACAGAATATAATGAAGCTTTACTAGTAATTGAAAATGCTAATATTGGATGGGCAACTATTCAAGTTGCTATAGATAGAAATTATCCAAATTTATATTATTCCCAAAGATCAGAAGTAACTAATGTAAATTCGTATTTTGATAAATATCAAGATCATTCTAAAATGGTTCCTGGTTTTACTATGTCATCAAGAACTAGACCTATGGTTATAGGTAAGTTCCAGGAATATATAAGTGATAAAGGTGTTACTATTCAATCTAAAAGATTAATAGAAGAAATGAAAACTTTTATTTGGCGTAATGGAAGACCAGAGGCACAATCAGGTTATAATGACGATTTAGTAATGTCTTTTGGTATTGCTATGTACATTAGAGACACAGCATTAAAATTTAGACAAAGGGGATTAGATATAACAAAACAATCATTAAATAATATGAAAGTAAATAGAACAGCTTACCAAGGAGGATATGGTTTTTCAAAGGGAGCTGATAATCCTTATCATATGAAAACAAAAGATGGAAAAGAAGACATAAGGTGGCTTCTATAACAATATTTATAACAATAAATAATATATAAACATGGCAAATACGAGTGTATTTTCAAGATTAAGAAGATTATTTTCAACGGATGTTATTATTCGTAATGTAGGAGGTGATCAATTAAAAGTAATAGATAGCAGTACTATCCAACAAATGGGTAGTATTGAAACAAATTCATTAGTAGATAGATATAATAGAATCTATACAACAGCTCCTTCATCATTATTAGGTAGACAATTTAGTTTTAACTATCAATGGTTAAGACCTCAACTATACTCAGAATATGACGTAATGGATACAGATGCAATATGTGCTTCTGCTCTAGATATTGTAGCTGATGAATCAACTTTAAAAAATGATATGGGTGAAGTACTTCAAATTAGAAGTGCTAATGAAGATATTCAAAAAATTCTTTATAATTTATTTTATGATGTTTTAAACATTGAATTTAATTGTTGGATGTGGATTAGACAAATGTGTAAATATGGAGATTTTTTCTTAAAAATGGAAATAGCAGAAAAATATGGTGTTTATAATGTAATTCCATATACTGCATTTCATATTGAAAGACAAGAAGGATATAACCAAGATAACCCATCAGAAATACGTTATAAATATAGTCCTGATGGAATAATTAGTGATAGTACTGGAATGTATGGAACTGGTTATGGACAAGGTGGAGCTGAAGATAATGGTATATTTTTTGATAATTATGAAATAGCACACTTTAGATTAATCACAGATGTTAATTATTTACCATATGGAAGAAGTTATTTAGAACCAGGTAGAAAATTATTTAAACAATATTCATTAATGGAGGATGCAATGTTAATTCATAGAATTGCTCGTGCTCCTGAAAAAAGAGTGTTTTATATGAATGTTGGAGCTATCCCACCTAATGAAATAGAGGCATTTATGCAAAAAACAATTTCACAAATGAAACGTACTCCTTATATGGATGAAAAAACAGGTGAGTATAATTTAAAATACAACATGCAAAACATGCTTGAAGATTTTTACATACCTGTTAGGGGTAATGATACATCTACTAGAATTGATACTACAAAAGGATTAGATTATGATGGTATTCAAGACGTAGAATACTTAAGAAATAAATTATTTGCAGCCCTTAAAATTCCTAAAGCATTTTTAGGATATGATGAAAATGTAGAAGGTAAAGCTACATTAGCAGCTGAAGATATTAGATTTGCTCGTACTATTGATAGAATACAAAGAATTATACTATCAGAATTAAATAAAATAGCATTAGTTCATTTATATACTCAAGGCTATACTGATGAAAAATTAACTAATTTTACATTAAGTATGACTACACCTTCTATTATATATGAACAAGAAAAAATAGAATTACTAAAATCAAAGGCAGAATTATCACAACAGTTACTTGACCAAAAATTAGTCCCATCTGATTGGATATATGATAATTTATATCACTTTAGTGAAGGTGAATATGAAGAATATAGAGACTTAGTTAGAGAAGATTCTAAACGTAAATTTAGAAATGCTCAAATAGAGGCTGAAGGTAATGACCCAGTAACAACAGGCAAATCATATGGTACACCTCATGATTTAGCTTCATTATATGGAAAAGGTAGAATGTATACTAATCCAGGCGGGGTACCAGAACCTGAAAAATATGCTGCTGATGATCCAAAATTAGGTCGTCCTAAAAAACAACAAGTAAAAAGAAATACTCAAGACGATAATTTTGGAAAAGATAGATTAGGTGTTAAAAGAATGAAAGACATAGATAAAAATGATGGAAATTCTATTAATCCTAAATCAAAAGGGGCTCCTTTAGCTCTTGAAAATGCTAAAATAACTTTTCTAAAGAATAAGGATATATTTAAATCTTTAGATTCTTTAGGCGGAAAAAAATTAATATTTGAAGAAGATAAAGACGATTCTAAATTACTAGATGACTCTCAACTAAAGGGCTAATATTTATAAATAAATATATTTCGTTGATGAAAATAAAACACTCTAAATTTAAAAATCCTGGTATACTTTTTGAACTACTTGTTAGACAAATTACAGCAGATACATTGCAAGGTGCTGACTCGCCAGCTATAGATATGATCAAAAAATACTTTGTAAAAACTGAGTTAGGTCGTGAATATAAGTTATATGAAACTATATTAAAATCAAAAGTTTTGAATGAAAGCAGAGCCAATTTGTTTATTACAACAGCTTTAGATAATTCTAAAAAACTAAATAGATCAACTTTAAAAAAACAAAAATATAATTTAATTAAAGAAATTAGAAATAATTATAAAGTTGAAGAATTTTTTGGGGCTAAAATAAAAAATTATAAAGAATTAGCTTCATTATATACTTTAATAGAAGGTACACATTCAGATAGTGCTACAAATACTCAACAATTAATTGATAATAAAATAACATTATTAGAGTTTTTAACTAAACAAGAAACATCTGAAAAAAGAAAACAAACAGTATTAGAAGAATTTTCTGAATATGATAAAGATACAAGAATTTTAACTTATAAAGTTTTAATTGAAAAATTTAATTCTAAGTATGACATGTTAAGTACAGAACAAAAACAAGTACTTAAAGAATATATCAATTCTATAGATTCTACCCCTTCATTAAGAAATTTTTATAATTCTAAAATAGTAGAATTAAAATCAACACTAAAAGAATCATTAAAAAATATAAAAAATAAAGCTACTCAAATTAAGGTAAATGAGGTTTCTAAATTATTAACGGAGCTAGGTAAAAAAGATAAAGTAGATAGTACTAATCTTGTAGACCTTCTTCAATATTATGAATTAATTAAAGAAATAAAAATAGCTAATGGCGTACAAGTATAGATTATCTGAAGTGCCTGATTCCCCTCCGGTAAAAAAAGGTGAAAATTTTAAAATAGGAGATGTTAAAATTTCTGGTGGTGTAAAATACACTGTTAGAGATATAAACCCAGAAACAGGTGCTGTAGCTTGGAAAGTTGAATATTTACCTAATTTTGAAGAATTATTTAATGATGTAACTGACTTAGTTAATACATCTAAAGGTGTTTATACTAAGGCTAAAACTGATGATAAATTAAGATTAATATATGATGAAGCTCGTTTATTGAGAAATAAAATTCGTACTCATATAAGGAATGAATACCCTGAAGAGTATAGAAGAATAACAATGAAAATGAATGAAATGTATTCTAAAGAACTTTTAGATAAAATATATAATAATAATAATATGAAAGAAAATCACATGATGTCAATGGATGACCTAGATGTAGGGCATGTAGATGACGAACCAGGAATGTTAAAAAGAGAACTAGCTAGAGCAGGCCAAATGATTCAAATGCTTTATAGGGCAGTAGATAAATATGATGGTCAAGGTGAAGTAGATTTCCCACAATGGTGGCAAGCTAAAATTATTAAAGCTAATGATTATTTAGATAGTGCTTTTGATTATCTAGATGGTGAAGAGCTAGTAGCTAAAATCGATGCTGTAATAGATATGGTAAATGAAGAGGATATGGATAAAAGAAAAAAAGCTGAAAATGCCATTAGAAAAACTTTAAAAGATGAAGGTGGAGCAGCTGGATTAAAACCATTAGTTAAAGCAGTAAAAGATTTTGGGTTTAGTAAAGATGAAACTTTAAAATTACTTAAAAAAATAGTTAAAGTTGAAAAACATAAACATGGTGACTATATATTAACTCCTATAAATGAAAAAGAATTATCTAAAAAAGACGAAAAAGAACTTAAAAAAATATCTAAAGAATTAAAAGGTGCAGTTAAAGCACATGGAGGACAGGCTAAAAGAATAGCTAAAATACTTAAAGAAGGCCATGGTTTAGCAAAAGACGATATAGAATTACTTAAATACATGATTTCACAATTAAAGTCAGGTGGAAATTTAAGTATGGATGTTGGTGCTAGAAAAAGTATGGTTCGTCTTTTAAATAATATAATAAAAACTAATATTATGCCAGGTGATTTAGGGCAAAAAGACATCGATGTTGAAGAAATCTCAACTTCTGGTGCTGCAGGTGCTTATTTAACACCATATGCTTTTAGATTAAATAAAAAAGCACTAGGAACAGATGATGATGCTTATGTTAAACAATTAGGATACAAATTAGCGCCCAACCAGGTAAAATAGTAATTAAGGCGAGGAGCTACATATGTATAATATGAGATATAAGTTAGTTAAAGAAAATACAAAGGAGGAACAATTTCAGAAAGATCGCATTGACGCTTTTACTGAAATAGAAAATCGATTAGACGCTATAAAAAAGCCATTAAGGCAGGCTAAAATCGAAACAATAAAATATTATAGAGAAAATCCAAATAGTTTTTCTGTAGTAATAGGAACAGATTTAATAAACGACTATTTGAACGATATTGAAACATTATTAAAAAAATAAAAAATGAAATCATTACAAGAACAATATAACTTAATTAAAGAAGGAAAAGGACATAAAGATGTGTTTCTTAAGGAAGCTAAATCTCGTTTTCCTAACATGCTTACTAATTCTGCAAATTTTGAACAAGTAGAAAAAATTCTAGTAAATAGAAGTGTGATACAAGAAAATTATGTTGATTTAAAACCAATAACTAAAATTGAAAATATGGGAGGTCCTAAAAAAGATTTCGAGTTAGCATTTGAAAAATTCTTAGCAGAAGGAGAAAGTCAATTATCTCCAATTATAAATAAGACTGGAAAACCAAACACTAGAGAAGAAGCAGAAAAAATTCCTGCAGAATCAAAAGCTAAATTTAAAATTGGTGAAAATGGAATGGGTCAATACACACCAGATAAAACGGTTGAAAATAGTTTAGATAACCAATATCCATATTCTCCTACAGAAAATAATATTAATAATGTTAGTGGTCAAGAATTGCTTAATGGGGTATATTATGAATGCAAAGCAAACCCAGAATTAGGCCTAAGAGAAGCTCAGGAATTAGTAATTAAAAATTTATCAAAGGATCCTTTACACTATGTAAAAGAAGGCCAATTTGGTGAAGCAGTAGGATATCAAACAGAAAATGGTGGAATGAAAAAAAATGCTGGTGAAAATTATGGTGGTAGTGGATATAGTGAAAAATTAGAAGATAGTAGTAATCATTATGAAGTTGTAAATGAATCTAAAGAATTAAAAATTAAAGATTTAATTAAAGAATCACTAGGAGGTGTAGTTACTAGTGGTAATCCAACTTCTTTAGCTGCTATGTCAGGTGAGGTAATTAAACAAATGATGGCCGAAGATGAAGGAACAAATGTATCATATAAAGACACAGATGTTGCTTTAGAAGCAAGACAAAAAGCTATAGAAGCATCTCAGGAAGCAGCTGGCATGTCAGAAGATGAAATGCCTAGTTTTCCAGATGTAAATGAAGCTAAAAAAGATCATGATGGTGATGGAGATATAGATTCTGATGATTATTTAGCTGCTAGAGATAAGGCAATTAAAAAGGCAATGGCTAAAAAACCTAAAAAAGAATCTATTGATACTAAACTAAATGAAATAGGTAAACAGGGTGATATTGTTAAATTAGAAGCTCAATTAGAATTTTTAAATAACCATATTGATGAAAAAATTGAAAGAGTAAGTTCAATTAATGAAGATGATAATCTTGCAGAATTAGTAGATAAAAAGAAGATGAAAATGATGCAGAAAGAAATTAAAATTCTAGAAAGAAGAAAAATGAAGATGGAAAAAGTTTATGAAAGAATGACAGGTAAAAAATATAAAAAAGTAATGGATGAGGATAGTAATGCTAACTCAAATTACGGTAGCAATAATAATAGTAATTACAATAGTAATGAAAACCCATCACCTGGTTCATCATATTCAGGTCTGCAAAAATATAAAAATATAAATGAAATAGAAATACCTGATAGTGTTATGAAAAAAGTTAACTCAGAAGTAACAAATGCACAATCAGCAGCTAAAGCTATAATGGATTTTTATAGACAAATGTCTGAAAATGAAACTTTAGATTTTGCAAGAAACTCAAAAATGAGAGTAGCATTAGAAAGACTAAGAGAATTAGCAAAAGAAGAAGCACCTGAAACAGCAAATGAATCTTTTGATTCATTAGTAAAAAAAGTAGATAAAGCTAAAGGATATAGTAAAAAAGATGCTCAGAGAGTAGCTGGATTTATAGCTAATAGAAAAAGAGCAGGCGCTGGATCTGGACCTACTAAAAAAATGAAAAAAAGGGAAAAAATGAAAGAAGATAATCCTGTAAATTGGAATGATAAAAATAATCCAACTAAAGGACCATCTGGAGAAAGAGATCCTAGACAAGTAGGTCAATCTGTAAGCCCATATTCTACGACAAGATAAAAATATGAGCAAAAAACTATTAATTGAGACTCACACCCTATCAGTCTCCCCAGTAACGTTAAATGAAAACGTTAGTAGGGATAGTGGAAACATAATGGTAGAAGGTGTTTTAGCTACTGCTGAAGTAAAAAATGGTAATGGTAGATATTATTCAAAAGATCTATGGAATAGAGAAATGGATAAATATAAACAATTAATAGAAGAAAGAAGATCATGTGGTGAATTAGACCACCCAGAATCATCAATAATTAATTTAAAAAATGTATCCCATCTAATAACAGATTTTTGGTGGGATGGAGATAATGTATTAGGTAAAATAGAAATTTTACCAACTCCCTCAGGTAATATAGTAAAAGAATTAATTAAAAGTGGAGTAACTGTAGGAGTATCATCTAGAGGAATGGGATCATTAGAAGATAGAGGTGGTGTAATGGAAGTACAAGATGATTTTGAATTACTATGTTGGGATTTTGTTTCTACACCATCTAACCCAGGCTCTTTTATGCATATGATAAAAGAAGGTAAAGAAAATATTACATATGATTATAATAATGTAAATAATATTATTAGAGAAATCCTATGTTCAAAAGGTAATTGTCCTATATTTTAAATTTTTGCGATTTTAAAATAATCCTCATATACGTATGATCGTAATATGCCATCCTTTATATGGCATCAATAAATAATAATTCTTATTACGATTCCTAATAATCGTATTTCCCAAAAACAATTTTGTGATATGTCAAACAACCGAGATTTGCTTAAAGAAGCAATCGCTGATGCTAAATCTGTAAAAGAAACAGCAATCGCGAATGCTAAGCTCGCTTTAGAAGAAGCATTTACTCCTCATTTGAAATCTATGATGTCTGCAAAATTAGAAGAAATGGACAGAGAAGACGACGTTAAAGAAATGAAAAAATACGAAGAAGACGACGTGAAGAAAGAAGAAATGGATTCTAAGAAAAAAAGAAAAGACATGATGGATGAAGAAATGAAAAATTATGATGAAGACGACATCAAAAAAGAAGAAATGAAAAAAAAGTATTCTGAAGATGATGTAAAGTCTGAAATGTACAAAAAATACGAAGAAGATGATGTAAAATCTGAAATGTATAAAAAGTATGAAGAAGACGACGTTAAATCTATGGATGAAGAAATGATGGATTCTAAAAAGAAAAAAGTCGATGAAATCGACTTAGACGAATTACTTGCAGAATTAGATGAAGAAATGTCAAAAGCTGAGATGGAGAAAGTAGACAGAGATGTTGACGCTGTTAGAGATGATCTAGATCAGATATCTAAACTAGCTAAAGATGCTGGTGAAGATGCTGAAGATATCAAAGACAAACTTGACGAGGATGCTAGAACCGACGCAGAAGAAGAAGGCTACCTTGATGGTATGAAAGACGAAAAAGAAGACATGGACGATAAAATGGATGACATGGAAATCGACCTTGACGACTTATCTGAAGACGACCTAAAAGGATACATCGAAACTGTAATTAAGGATATGGTAGAAGCTGGTGAATTAGAACCAGGTGACGAATTCGTAGAAGATGATGTTGAAATCGAAGACGTAGAAGACGTAGACGTAGACGTAGAAATCGACGAAGCCAAAGAAGATAAAATGAAAAAAGAAGAAATGTCTAACCCAGTAATGAGAAGAGGTGATGATGAGAAAAAAGGTGGTAAATTTAAGCCTGAATCAGCACCAATGCAAAAAACTGAGAAGATGCGTAAAATGGAAGAAGACCTTGAATCAGCTATTAAAGCAGTAAATGAATTAAAAGTTGAATTAACAGAGGTTAACTTACTAAACGCTAAACTACTTTATACAAATAAAATCTTCAAATCGAAAAACTTAACTGAAAGTAAAAAAGTTAAAGTATTAAAAGCATTTGATAAAGCTAAAGATGTTAAACAAGCTAAAACTATTTTTGAAACATTAAATGAAGGAATAATTGATACTTCTCCAATTAATGAATCAAGAATTAAAGGATCAGCTTCACAAATTACTGGAAAAGCACCAGTAACTAATAAACAACCTATAGTAGAATCTGATGCAATGGTAGCTAGATTTAAAAAACTAGCTGGAATCATTTAAAATAAATTATTAATTAAAAAAAGAAAACAATTATGAGTTTAAATTCTCTTTTAGAAAGCGCAAACCCATACCACTCATTACAGAGTGACGCAGCTAAATTAGCTACAAAATGGGAAAAGACAGGTCTATTAGAAGGTTTACAAGATACAAATAGAAATAATATGTCTATGATTCTTGAAAATCAGGCTAAGCAACTTGTTGTTGAGAGTTCACAAACTGGTGGTGGAACTGCCTCTACAGGTAATTTCACAGCTGGTACAGGTGGACAGTGGGCTGGAGTAGCTCTTCCATTGGTAAGAAAAGTATTTGGACAATTAGCGTCTAAAGAATTCGTTTCTGTACAACCAATGAATCTACCTTCTGGTCTAGTATTTTTCTTAGATTTCCAATATGGAACTACTAAGACTCCTTTTGCTGCAACAGCTTCATTATATGGTGATAAAGGAACTGGAGTACCTCCAGTAGACCCATTTGGTAACACTAATTCAGGTGGTCTATATGGCTCAGGAAGATTTGGATATTCTATTAACAACACAGGTTCAGTATTTTTATTGAACGCTACTGATGTTAGTTTACATACCGCTTCTTGGTCAGATCTTGATTTCGATTCTAACTTCTCTGCTTCTGCAGTAGGTGACGCGATAGCAAGAGTAAAAGTTCCTTTTACATTATTACCTAATGCTGATAAAACAGGTATTAAAGGATTTTATGTATCTGCTTCTGCAGAAGAAGCTAACCTACAAGCCTACACAAGATTAGATTCAACAGGAAACTTTGTTGAGTTTATGATTCCAACAGGAAGTATGGTAGCTAATAATGGTAGTGTTACAGTAACTTATCAGTTACAACCAACTGATCAATTCAGAGGTGACTTTGAAGATGGTAACACGGCATTAAACGCTGATAACAACCCAATTGACATTCCAGAAATCAACGTACAGATGAAATCATCTGCAATCGTTGCTAAAACTAGAAAATTGAAAGCAGTTTGGACGCCTGAGTTCGCTCAAGACCTTAATGCTTACCATTCTCTAGATGCTGAGGCTGAATTAACATCAATCTTAAGTGAGTACATTTCATTAGAAATTGACTTAGAAATCTTAAGTATGTTATTAACTTCTGCTGCTGCTGGAAATGAAGTATGGTCTGCTATTAACAACCAAGCAACTACTGCTACAACAGGTGACGGAACATTCACAGACCTAGGATTCTATAATTCACAAGGACAGTGGTTCCAAACTCTTGGTACTAAAATCCAAAAATTAAGTAACATTATACACCAGAAAACCCTTAGAGGTGGTGCTAATTTCTTAGTATGTTCTCCAACTATCGCAACTATCCTAGAAAGTATTCCAGGATTTGCAGCTGATTCAGATGGTGATGCAGCTAAAATGAATTATGCATTTGGTGTACAAAAAGTTGGTCAATTAAATGGAAGATATAAAGTATACAAAAATCCTTACATGACAGTTAATACTATCTTATTAGGATTTAGAGGTTCTCAGTTCCTAGAAACTGGTGCTGTATTTGCTCCATATATTCCGTTAATCATGACTCCGCTAATCTATGATCCATCTACGTTCACACCTAGAAAAGGATTACTAACTAGATACGCGAAGAAAATGGTTAGACCAGAATTCTATGGTACTATCGATATAGTTGGTTTAAATACTTTATAGTAATTTAATTCAATTAAATTGAATATTTAGATTAAGAGCCCCGCATTAGCGGGGCTTTTTTTTTATACTTATAATAATAAAGATATTTCTAATATTTATAATAAAAATAATAATGGCTGATTTTAATCTTTTAATAAGAGAAAGACTCTTTACAGATTCAAACCCCAGAGGTGGTGATCTAAATATTACTATTAAAGATATTTCTTACTCAGATAATAGAGTATTGAGAATACCTTCAGGTTCTGAAAGTACCTTATTTGATCTATCTAATGTAGTAGGAGCAGGACAATTTGTAACTAGCAGTTTACAATATGCTAGAATAACTAATTTAAACACAACACATTCAATCAATTTAATGTTGGAATCTGCTTCAACTGAAGTAGTTAATTTTGATTTAAAACCCCAAGGTTCATTTTTGTTATCATCAGCAAATTTTACTGGTAGCATAATAGTAGAAGATGCGAATTTTAATAAATATGGGCATATAACATCAGTTAAGGCTCATCCTTCTGGAAGTGTAGGGAATATTGAGTATTTTTTAGTGTGTAATTAAAATAAAATAATTTATGAATGTACCAATTTGGGAAGGTAGTTCCTCATTTCAACCAGGACAAACACCTTTTGGATTTTATGATTACCAAGAATCATTTCAAATAGATGCTGATAAAGTAGCTATATTTTGTGCTAATAGAATGGGATATCCTTTAGTTGATATAGAATTACAATCAGGATCCTTTTATACAGCATTTGAAGAAGCAATTACTATATATGGTAATGAATTATATGCTTATAAAATTAGAGATAATATTTTATCATTTGAAGGTTTACCATCTGGTTCTAATCAAAATAATACTATAATAACACCTAATTTTGATGTTATATTTAGATTAGCTCAACAATATGGTTCAGAAGCAGGTGTTGGTGGAAATGTACCATGGTATACAGGTATAATACCTCTAACAGCAAGTGTACAAGATTATGATTTAAATGCTTGGGCAGCAGAACAAGGCATCACAGGATCTTTAGGTATTGAAATAACAAGAGTATTTTATCAAGAATCACCTGCAATAACTAGATATTATGATCCTTATGTAGGTACTGGATTTGGTACTATGAATTTATTTGATTCATTTGGATTTGGTGGTGATAGCCCAGCAATAAACTTTTTAATGATGCCTTTAAATTATGACCTTTCAGTTATTCAACAAATTGAAATGAATGATATGGTTAGAATGTCTAATTATTCATTTGAAATTCATAATAATAAAGTTAGGATATTCCCTATACCAATTACTGGTAGTGGAAATTTAGTATTTGAGTATTTAGAAAGAAACCAAAGAATAGAGAGTGGGTCTATATTAGTCCCTGATGCTGTTACAAATGTATCAAATGTACCTTTTGCTAATCCTAATTATAATGAAATTAACCCTATTGGTAGACAATGGATATTTGAAATGACATTAGCCATAGCTAAAGAAATGTTAGGATATGTAAGAGGTAAATACAGTACAATACCTATTCCAAATGCGGATGTAACACTAAACCAATCAGATTTAATAGCAGCGGGAACAGCAGAAAAAACAGCATTATTAGAAAGATTAAGAGCATATTTTGATGAGACATCAAGGTTAGGATCTTTAGATAGAAGAGCTAAAGAGGCCGAAGCTGTAATGATTGAAACATCAATGGTACCTTACACAATTTATATAGGATAATATGGCAATGTTCGGTAGAAGTAGAGATGTGAGTTTAGTTAATAAACTAAATCGCGAATTATTGGGTAATATAATTACTCAACAAGCATCTTTTTACAAATATAAACTAGAAGAAACAAAAGTCAATCTATATGGAGAATCATCAGGTGCTAAATTTTATGATGGTCCCTTTATATTCAATTGTTTAATTGATAGAGATCCACAAGAATATGGGGAAACAGAAGAAGGAATATTTTTTAACCAAAGAATTAATTTTTATTTCTTTAGACAAGATTTAAAAGATGCTTTAGTAGAAGCAGAAATAGGAGATATAATTCTGTATCAAGAGGGTTATTATGGAGTTCACAGTACAGTTAACAACCAATACTGGACAGGTAAAAATCCTACTTATCCTAATGAAGTAAACCCATTAAATCCAGGATTAGGACAATACGGGGCTAATATATCAACATTATGTGAATGCTATTATATACCAGCAGATAAAGTAGCTATATCACCATATAAAGAAAGATTTTAATGACAAAAATAAGAAAACCTATACCAGCTAGACAAAAACAATTAAGTGCTGATCAACAGATTGCATTTGATAGATTAAGAGGTAATCCTAATCTACCTTCTGTAACTCCTAATGAGCAACAAACAGGTATTCCATTTAATAGATCTGAACAAATGAGCTATAGAAATGATGATACAAAACCATTTTCTATAGGAATAAAAGACATAGATGAAGCTGTATTTTTTTATTTTGAAAACGTAATTAAACCTTTTGTTTACCAAAACGGAAATAGAAGAGAAGTACCTGTTATATATGCTGCCCCAGAAAGATGGGTATCATTTCAAAAAGACAGTTACTATAGAGATAAAAAAGGTGCTATTATGTTACCTATTATTGTTATTAAAAGAGATACAATATCTAAAGATAGAACAGTTTATAATAAATTAGATGCTAATGATCCTCATTTATATCAATCATGGCAAAAAAGATATTATAATGGTAATTTTTATAGTGCTTTTGATGTTTTAAATAATAGAAAACCAGTTAAACAATATGAAGCAATTGCAGTACCTGATTTTGTAACTTTAGAATATAGTTGTTTAATACAAACATACTATATGGATCAATTAAATAAAATAATAGAGTCATGTGAATATGCATCAGATGCTTATTGGGGTGATCCTGAAAGATTCCAGTTTAGAGCTAGGATAGATCAATTTACTTCAACAACAGAATTAACTGCAGGTAATGATAGATTAGTTAAAGGTAATTTTGGTATTACATTAAAGGGTTATATCATACCGGATACCATTCAAAAAGACATGACTGCTATACAAAAATGGAACTCAAAATCAGTAGTATCCATTACACAAGAAGTTGTATCAGATGCAAGTATTTTTGGAGAAGGTAATACTATAAATCCTGATGGTACTTATACTAAAGGACGACAATAATTTGGATATTTAAATAAAAGTTATTATATTGTTACATTAATTAAGTTATATACATGCCAAAACCCAAAATTTACTTTCATACTAGTTATATAGGAAATGGTGGTTATAACAATCATGCCCAAAATTTAATACACGAACTTCAAAAACTAGCTCCTCTAAAAGTTAGAAATTTTTCTATATCACCAAAAACATGGAAGGGAATGAATGATGAACCCCATAATGGTGAAACATATTTAACTGATGTAGATAAAAAATTACTAATAAATCAAGCATTATGGAATGGAGATGGACCTAATAAAAAATTAGTAGACCACCCCATGTATACTAAATATCCTAATGAATTTAAGCATAACATTAATATTATATTAAACGAATGTAATCATCATTTTTATCATAGTCTTTATGATGGTCCTAAAATTGGTTATCTAGTTTGGGAATCTACTAGAATGGATGAAAACTTTTTTAAATTATGGAATACATTTGATCAACTATGGGTAGCATCTAAATGGCAAAGAGAATGTGCAATAGAACAAGGAGCTGATCCCAATAAAGTTAAGGTAGTGCCTGAAGCTGTAGATGGAAATTTATTTAAACCTGATCCAAAAGTAAAATTACCTGATTTTGATGATGGAAGATTTAAATTTATGCATTTTGGAAGATGGGATTATAGAAAATCAACTAAAGAACTAGTAGAGGCATTCCTAGACGAATTCAGTCCCGAAGAAGAAGTTGATTTAATACTATCTATAGATAACTTTTATGCTAAAGATGGGTTAAAAGACACAGAATCAAGATTAAAAAAGTATGGCTTAGATGATCCTAGATTAAAAATATTACATTTTCCTAGTAGAGAAGATTATGTTAAATATCTTCAAAGTGGTGATGTGTTCCTATCATGTGCTAGATCCGAAGGATGGAATTTACCCTTAATTGAAGCTATGGCTTGTGGTACCCCTTCTATTTACTCAAATTGTAGTGGCCAATTAGAATTCGCAGAAGGTTTAGGATTACCAGTTAAGATTAGTCATATGGAACCAGCTCAAAGAGGGGAATATTCATCTTTTCATAGACATTTAATACGTGGAGAATTTTATGAACCTGATTTTAAAGATTTAAGAAAAGTAATGAGAGATGCTTATGAAAATTATGATAAACATAAAAAAAGAGCATTAAAAGAATCAGAAATTATTAGAACTAAATTTACATGGGAAAATGCAGCTAAAATAGCATATGATACTACTAATGAATTTTTAAAAAATATACCTGATAATAAAATTGAAATTTCATTTAATTTAGGACCTAAAGTTGAAGTAAAGGGACATAATGATAGAAGTTATAAAGTTGAATTTATTAATGCTGATACTAATCAAATTATACATTCTTCAGTTATTAAAAATAATATGTGGACTAAATGTAGTAAAGCTTTTTATATTCCTTGGATAATAAAAATTAATGATGAAGTAGTACATACTTTTAATTTAAAGGATAAAGTAGTAAAAGTTACATTTGATTCAAAATCAATAGGAGATACCTTATCTTGGATGCCACAAGTTGTTGAATTTAAAAATAAATACAAGTGTAAAGTTGTAGTTAGTACATTTCATAATGAATGGTTTGAAGGTTTAGAACCTTATAAAAACATTAAATTTATAAAACCAGACATACTTCATAATAGTTATGCAGAATATAAATTAGGATGGTTTAAAACAGATGGTGAATGGGATAATGGTTTTAAAAATAAAGTGCAACCTAATACCGTTCCTTTAATACAATGTGCTACTGATATATTAGGATTACCATATAAAGAAATTAATCATGGTGTTAATTTTAAACCTAAAAAAAGGCCAATTAAAGAAAAATATATTTGTATAGGTCCAAGATCAACATCGGGTTTAAAAGAGTGGCCATATGAAAATTGGAAAAAATTAGCTACTAAATTATCTAAAAAAGGATATAAAATAGTTAATTTATCTTATGAAGGTTTTAATGGTCCAAATATTATTAATAAAGAAAAACTAGATTGGCAAAACACATGGAATTATATGTACCATGCAGAACTATTTATAGGGCTAGGATCAGGATTATCTTGGGCAAATTGGGCTTTAAATAAGCATACTTTAATGATAAATAATTTTATACCATTTGGGTATGAATTTGCTAATAATGTTACTAAGGTAGAAAATAAATCTGTATGCCATGATTGCTGGGTAAAACCAGAATATGTTTTTGATGCTGGAAACTGGGATTGGTGTCCTGAACATGAGGGTACTGCATTACAACATATTTGTATGAAATCATTAACAGTAAATGAGGTTTATAATAGAGCATTAGATATAATAGAACCTAAAGAAAAAAATTTTGTATGGATAACTGGAGGAGATAAAGGGTACTTATCTATGATAGAAGTATTAGCTAAAAGTTTATTAAAATATTCTAAATATAAACTAATAGTATATGGGTTTAATTGCGACTCAGAAATTAATTTACCTAATGTAATAAATAAAAGGGTAGACTTCCCATTAAAACCAACATTTAATCCCCAACGAGAACCAGATTTATATGATAAAGATTATTCTTTATATTTTGCTAAATATTTAGCTAGTATTGATTCATTAACAGAAGAATATGAAAATTATGCCTGGTTAGATGGGGATGCTTTTGTAACTGAAAATATTGATAAATCATTAAAACATATTAATGATGGAATAGATTATCCTTTATTTATGACCTATTATCATGGAGATATAAATCAATGGAGGTTAATAAATAATATTAAACTAACAGGTAAATATGGGGGTGAATTAGCAGCTATAAAAGGTATAAATAGAAACCCACATAATACTATCATAGCTACAGGATTTTATTTTTATAATAAAAAATGTAAAAATTTCTTTAAAAATTGTTTAAAATGGAATGAAGAATTAAATAAACAAAATATAAAAATATGGGTAGATGATAATTCCTTTTCAGAAGAAAGAGTAGCAAATAATTTAATGTGGGGATCTAATCAAAAAGAAGTAATGCCTGTTACATGGAATAATTATTATAGCTCTAAAGAAGAAAGAATGGTAGATGATTATTATTTAAATCAAGGTTTTGACGTAATGTACGATAAAATAACACGGGAACCATATTTTATACATGGTCCTGATCCATCAGTAAAACCTAAAGATAATAACGTATTAAACACAGCTTATAATGATTATAAGTGTACAAAATTAATGGTAGTAGCTCATCCTGATGATGAATTAATATTTGGAGGAGGAGAATTAATTAAATATGGTTCTGATTATAAAGTAGTTTGTATTTCTACTCCTGAAAATAAAGATAGAATTAAAGAATTTGAAGTAGTAATGCAAAAACTTAATGTAGGAGCATATGAAATTTTAAATTATAAGGATGTTTTAGATCCAACAGAGGAATATAATATAAAAAATATTATAAGCCAGAAAAAATGGAAAAAAATAGTAACACATAATCCTATAGGTGAATATGGACACCCAATGCATAAAAAAGTATTTGATACTATTAAAAGTTTAACAAATAACTTTTATGTATTTGGTAAATCATTAAAAAAATTAGATAAAGAAATATTAACAATAAAAAAAGAATTACTTAGTTTATATAAATCTGAACAACCTATTATATCTCAGTTGCTAAATAAAAATGGTGATTGGTTTAAAAGTAATAGTAATACAAATTATATTGAATATGAATCAATTGAAAAATATAAAAAATCAAAGGATAAAACTAAATATATAGCTTGTTATGAAAAATAAAAACCTAATTATTTTAACATGTCATTGTGATACAGATGAAAAACTAGAAGTATTAAAAGACAATGTAAAAAAATTAAAACAATTTGATTTTAATATATTAATAGTATCACATATACCTGTACCTTTTGAAATTCAACAAATGGTTGAATATTTTATATTTGATAAGAGTAATCCTATATTACACCCACCCCTAAGATTATTTAGATTTTGGAATACTAGAGCTCATCCTACTAAAAAAGGCAAAATATTAAAATTAGAAGCAAATCTTCCTGATTATGGGTGGACTGTTTTTAATCAGTTTATAAAATCAAGTGAATTTGCTTTAGATTTAGATTATGAATATTATAGTTTTGTTAATTATGATATTGAATTAAATGATAATTTAATGGGGCAGCTAGGTAATCCTAAACATTCATTTATATGTTCTAAAGTTATAGATTCTAATGGGGATGAAAGATGGCCTAGTTTAGTATTTAATATTATTCATAAAAATAATTTAAAAACCCTAATACCAATGATGAATCTAGAAGATTATGTAAATAAACCAAATGGTAAAGAAGCATTTGACTCAGCAGAACATTATTGGAGGGTGTTAGTAGCTAAATATGATTATATTATACATAAAGATATAATTAAGGATAAAATAGATTTTGGAACTCCTTTTATTTTTAATCAAAATACATATAATGATTCTTTTAGAATATTTTTTGAAAATAGTAATAATCCTAAATATCTAGCTAGATTATTTAAAGAAGAAGTTACATTATATATTAATGATAAGACATATATTTTAGATACTATAGAACAAGTAGGTAAATTACCTAATAATATTAAAAAATTAGGTTATACTTTAAAAAATTCCCAATACTTTGATTTATTAGAAGAATATAATTCAAGTACTAACCAATTAATTACAGAATATGAAGCTTAGTATAGGAGGAGAAACTTATGGGAAACCATTTAGAGCTAAAAAGGATTGTTTTTTAGTTACTGCTTATTGTGATACTGATGAAAAAAAAGAAGTATTAAAAGAAACTTTAAGTAGGTTAAATAGAAGTTTAGTATTTAAAAAAGATATTATATTATTTTCACATTATCCTGTAGAAGAAGATATTATATCTTTAACAGATTATACTATATTTGATTATAGTAATCCTATTATGGACTTAGAACATAGTTCTACTATACATTGGAAAAAATATAAATATTATAAAATAAACACCTTATACTTAGATTATGGATATGCAGCAGTACAACAATGGAAAAGAGGATTAACATATGCTTATAATTTAGGATATGATGCTGCCTATGTATTAAATTATGATTTAGATGTAACAAATGAGTTAATTAGAACAACAGAAAGAGACTTAAAATATTATTGTAATGTTATTTTAGATTATGGAAAGGTAAAAATGAATGATGGTGGACAATATAAACCTGCTCTTCATATGTCATTTTTTGCTTTAAGATTAAGAGGTTTTCTAAATCAAATAATGAGTATTAACTATAATGATTATTACCAAAAATCAAGTTTTGGAATAACAGAAAATTATATGTTTGAAAAATTCCATCATAAAAATTCTTTAATTTATCCTTATAAAAATTGGAAAGATAAAGTAAAAACATTAATTAAAATGGATACCGATTTTATTAAACATTATTATATTAGAGATGGATATAAATGGATAATGGGAGAAGAAAAAATATGGGTAAAGAATAAAGAAATAGGAACTAATAAATGTATATTATTTTTATTTGATATTGAAAAAGATTTAGATGTAAAAATATCTATAGATAATAAAATAATTCACAGTTCAATTGTACCTTCAAAATTACAATATCATTTAATTTATTTACCTTTTAAATATGATGAGGTAAAAAATTATATAGGTGAATATAAAAATAATAAATTTTATGATTCTAATAAAAAATTAAAAATATCTATAAATAATTTGGATATACCAAGGGAATTAATTAAATTAACCCCTATATCAGCAATAGAAGTAGCAAATGACAACGTATAAAGAACGTATTTCCTGTGAGTCTTGTGGACACACTGAATTTGATATTGTATATGACTTTGGAGAAATTCCCTTAGCTGGAAGTTTTCCTAAAGAACCAGATGCTAAAATTAATACTTATCCTCTTAAAATTATAAAATGTAAACATTGTGGGTTAGTACAAACTAATACTTTAATCCCTCCTAAAACATTATTTAAAGATTATAGATATATATCATCTGTTGGCATGCAAAACCATTTTAATGAATTTGCAGATTGGTTAGTTAGAACCCAAAAATTAACTCCAATGAGTAATATAATGGAATTTGGGTGTAATGATGGTCCTTTACTTGAGGCTTTAAAATATAGAGGAATACATAATACTATAGGAGTAGACCCAGCAACTAATATTGTTGAATTAGGAAGGAAAAAATCATTAGACATTATAAATGATTTTTTTAATTATAATCTAGCTAAAAATAAAGAATGGGAAAATAAATTTGATTTAATTTTAGCAAGTAATACTTTTGCCCATATTGAAGACATTAACTCAGTAATTAAAGGTGTTCATTATTCCCTAAAACCTAAAGGTAGATTTATATTTGAAGTACAATATTTAGTAGATTTAGTAGATAAATTTCAATTTGATTTTATGTACCATGAGCATTTATTTTATTATACTGTAACTAGTTTAATACCATTACTTTCTAAGTATAATCTTAAAATAATAGATGTTGAAAGTGTTCCTATACATTGTGGGTCCATTAGAGTTGTAGCTACTAAAAATACATTAGAATCTAAAAAAGAAAGAGTAGATGGTTACTTAGAAATAGAAAAAGACTATCAAGATTTAAGTAAATTTAGTACTAAAATATCATTAGCACTAAATGATCTAGGTGCTCAATTAGGTTATATAAAAGAAATGTCTAAAACAGTAGCGGGTTACGGTGCTTCTGGTAGGGCAAATGTAGTAACTAGTACTAAAAATTGGGATACTAATGATTTAATGTATATTGTAGACGAATCTTGTGAAAGATATGATAGATTTACATCCAATGGAAAAATACCTATATTTAATCCTGAAATTTTAGAAGTACACCCTCCGGATTACATTTTAATTTTAGCGTGGAATTTTGCAGATATGATTATTGAAAAAACAAAACATTTAGGTATTCCTTATATTATACCTTTCCCAGAAGTTAAATTTATAAACCCATGAAAAACGAAAAAATATTTATAACTGGTGGTGCCGGCTTTTTAGGATCTAATTTAGTAAGACGTTATTATAATGATAATGAAATTACAGTTTATTCTAGAGATGAAGCTAAACATTATTACTTAAAAAAACAATTTCCAAACATTAATTGTGTTATAGGTGATGTTCGTAATTTTGATTTATTAAAACGAGCATCTAAAGGACATACTATTGGTATTTTTGCTGCCTCATTAAAACAAATAGAAGCTGTAGATCAAAACGTAGAAGAAGGGGTAAGAGTACTAATAGATGGAGCTATTAATTCTAGAAGAGCAGCAGAAGAAAATAAATTTAAATCAGCTTGTTTTATATCATCAGATAAATCAAGAGCAGCTACTACATTATATGGTTCAATGAAGTTTATAGCTGGAGAATCCTTCATAGTAAATGCAGAAAAATCTAAGGTAAGATTATCTTCTGCTATTTATGGTAATGTTTTAAATTCAACTGGTAGTATTATTCCTTTAATTTGGGATTCTATTAATAAAGGATATACTCTTACTTTATACTCTGAAGAAATGACTAGATTTATGATTGATATAGAAGATGCTATGAACTTAATTGAAAAAGGATTAAAGGTAAGTGGTTATAATGTTGTCCCTAATTTAAGATCGTTTTTAGTTAAAGATTTATTTGAAATATATAAAGATAAATTTGGATTAAAATACAAAATAGGTGTACCTAGAGTATCAGAAAAAATACATGAAATAATGGTTAGTAAAGAAGAGGCACCTAGAACATTTTATAACGAAACAGATGATACTTATTATATGCACTATAAAGAAGTATTTAGAGACTGTATAGCTGATGAATTTAGTAGTCATGAAACTACAGTATCACACCCAGAATTAATTAAAATATTAAATCATTACGATTTTTTTAGACCATGAAAGTATTAATATTAGGACATAAAGGAATGTTAGGATCTATGGTTTGTGCTTATTTTAAGCATATGAAAGTAGATTATACAACAACTAATTTAAAATGGCCTACTTTAAATTTTGATAAATATCTTGAAGAATTTAAAGGTGACTATATAGTTAATTGTATAGCTATTACTAATCCTACCAGAAAAGGAATAGCAGTAAATTATGAACTACCTAAATTATTAGAAGAAAAAACAAAATGTAGAATAATATATCCAGGTACTGATAGTGATAATGAAATGGGATTATATGCTGCATCTAAAACAAATGCTAGTATTTGGGTAAATAATAATTCTAAAAATACAAAAATAATAAGATCATCTATTATAGGTCCTGAAATTAAACCAAAACCATATTTATTTGAATTTTTAAAAACAGCTAATGAAGCTTCATTTTCTGAAAATGCAAGGTGGAATGGAAATACTACTTTAACATGGGCTAAATATTGTTTAGAAATGATATCTAATTGGAATAATTACAAAATAGATAATGTAATATCTAGTAGTTGTATAACAAAATCAGAACTAGCTGAAATAATAGCTGATGTATTTGAATTAAATTTAACTATAAATACTACGTCAGAAAGAGGTTTTAATAGGTGTTTAAAAAATGAAAAATCTTACTTACCTATAAAAAAACAACTTATTGACTTGAAAGAATTTATATATATTTATAACCAACAAAAATAATATGCAAAATATTAAGTTATCTAAAAAAGAAGTAGAAAGACTAGAAAATTTACAAAATTCATTAGCTGTTACAATAGATAGATTAGGGCAAGTAGGAGCAGCAGAAATTGAATTAGAAGAAAGAAAAAAAGAGCTAAAGAGCGAGTTTAAAAAATTAAGAAGTTCTCAACAAAAATTAGCAACAGAACTTCAAGAAAAATATGGTGAAGGCACCATAAATTTAGAAACTGGCGAATTTATCAGCCCAGAATAGTTTTTTGAAAAGGTTTTTAATATTTATAATAAAACAATATTAAAAATAATATATTACGATGGCAGAAACTATTTTATCCCCTGGCGTTTTACAAAGAGAAAATGACCAATCTTTTATAGCACCATTACCAACTGAAGTAGGTGCATCTATAATAGGACCAACGGTTAAAGGACCGGTTACTATTCCTACATTAGTTACTTCATATAGTGAATTTAACACTATATTCGGAACATATCAAATGAGTGGTTCTCGTCCTTACTCTTTCCTAACATCTATAGCAGCAAATAATTATTTCTCAAATGGAGGAAATTCATTATGGGTTACTCGTGTAGTAAGTCAATCCTTCTTACCAGCAACTAGTTCAGCAATAGCTGATACAACTGGAGGTATGAACACTGGTTCAGGTAGACCAGGAGGAGTTGCTTTAACAAATGCTGCACCATTCCAATTAGAAACACTTTCTGAAGGTGCAATAATGAATTCAGGTCATACTGAAGTAACAGGTGGTTCAGGAGCATTAACAAATGGTACAATTGATAACATCAGATGGGAAATACCAACAGTAAACACTTCATCAGGAACATTTTCATTATTAATTAGAAGAGGAGATGATGATGCAAACCAAAAAATAGTATTAGAATCGTATAATAATTTATCACTAGACCCAAATTCACCAAATTTCATTTCTAAAGTAATAGGTGATATGTCTAAATCAGTAGCAACGGATGGTACTGATAAGTATATAAAAGAAACAGGAACTTATCCTAATGCATCTAAGTATGTAAGAATAAAAACAGTAAATTATTTAACACCTGATTATTTTGATAATGCAGGAGTTGCTAAAGATGAGTTTACAGCAAGTTTACCAGATGCCCCACAATCATCATCATTAGATGGTGCAATTGGATCTAACATCCCAGATTTAGCAGGATTTAGTAGAAAAATGAATTTCTATAGTGATATTGATAATACAGATAGTCAAGGATTAGTAGGTGATAATTATACAGATGCTATTGGATTAATGGCTAACACAGATGCTTACAAATTTAATGTATTATCTACACCAGGATTAATTAATGCAAATGCTTTACAAACATCAGCTATTAGCACTGCAGTATCAAATACACAAACTAGAGGTGATAGTATTTTTATTGTAGATTTAGTAAATTACGATACAGCATTATCTACAGTAACAACTCAAGCAGCAGGATTTGATAGTTCATATGCAGCAGCATATTGGCCTTGGGTTCAAGTAGTTGATCCAAATACAGCAGAGATAGTTTTCGTACCAGCTTCAACAATGATACCAGGTGTATATGCATTTACAGATGCTTCAAGTGATCCATGGTTTGCCCCAGCAGGTATAACAAGAGGAGCACTAGGACAAGTTATTAAAGCTGAAAGAAGATTAACAGTAAATAATAGAGATACATTATATGAAGCAAATGTAAACCCAATAGCTACATTCCCTGGACAAGGTGTTGTAGTATTTGGTCAGAAAACATTACAGAAAAAATCAAGTGCTTTAGATAGAGTTAATGTAAGAAGATTAATGATTGCACTTAAGAGCTTTATAGGACAAGTTTCTGATAATTTAGTATTTGAACAAAATACAGTAATTACAAGAAATAGCTTCTTAAGTCAAGTTAATCCATACTTAGAATCAGTACAACAAAGACAAGGATTATTTGCGTTTAAAGTTGTAATGGATGATACAAATAATACACCAGCAGTAATTGATAGAAATCAATTAGTTGGTCAAATATTTTTACAACCAACTAAAACGGCTGAATTTATAATCCTAGATTTCAACATATTACCAACTGGAGCAACATTTCCAGCATAAAAAATAGAAAATTAGATATTTATAATAAAATAAAACAATAAGAAAAAATGCCAGTATTACAATCATCAGAAATATTTTTCACAGCATTCGAACCTAAACAAAAGAATAGATTTATTATGATTGTTGAAGGAATGCAATCTTACCAAATTAAAGGAGTAGGAGGTGTAAATTTAACACAAGAAGCAATTCCTCTAAATCATATTAATGTTCAAAGATATGTGAAAGGTAAAACGGTTTGGGGACCAATTTCAATGACATTATTTGACCCAATTACACCTTCAGGTGCACAATCAGTAATGGAATGGGTTAGATTACATCATGAATCTGTAACAGGTAGAGATGGGTATTCTGACTTTTATAAAAAAGATTTAACATTTAATGTACTAGGACCCGTAGGTGATGTAGTATCTGAATGGATAATTAAAGGAGCTTTAATAACATCAGCCAATTTTGGAGATTATAGTTGGGATGATGAAAGTTCCGCTCAAGAAATAGAATTAGAAGTACAACCAGATTATTGTATTTTAAATTTCTAAAAATTTTACACTCCCTGATATTTCCTTGAAAAATAGCTTGGCTTCGGTCAAGCTTTTTTTTATATTACATATGTATAACATATAAATAACAAGTTATTAATAAATAGATTATGCAAGAATTTAAAATTCCAACAGAAATTGTAGAATTACCCTCTAAAGGCTTATTATATCCTGAAGATAACCCTCTATCAAGTGGTCAAATTGAAATGAAATATATGACTGCTAAGGAAGAAGATATATTAGCAAACCAAAACTATATAGCAAAGGGAACAGTAATAGATAGATTATTAAAATCATTAATAGTATCAAAGATTGATTATAATGATTTATGTATTGGTGATAAAAACGCTATTATGATAGCAGCTAGGATATTAGGATATGGAGCTAAATATCAATTTAAATGGGATGGGGAAGTTGAAGAAATTGATTTATCTAAAATAGATAATAAAAAAATAGATGAAAAACTATTTAAACAAGGTGTAAATGAATTCTCTTTTAAATTACCCCAATCAGGTAATGAGGTTACATTTAAAATAATGACTCATAAAGATGAACAAAAAATAGATAAAGAAATTGAAGGTTTACAAAAAGTAAATAAAGAAGCAGACCCATCAATATCAACTAGATTAAAATATCAAATAACATCTGTAAATGGAGATTCGGATCCACCAACTATAAGAAGCTTTGTAGATAAAGCATTATTAGCTCAAGATTCAAGAGCTTTAAGAAAGTATATTAATAAAATACAACCAGACGTAGATCTGACTTTTTTTCCCCGAGGTACTAAAGAATCTAGAACCATCCCGATTGGTCTCAACTTTTTTTGGCCTGACCTCTAAAGAAGCATTTAAATTACATCAAAGTGTATATACTTCTATTCATGAAATAGTATTTCATGGTGGTGGTGGATATGATTGGGCTACTGTTTTTAATATGCCTATTTGGTTAAGGAAATTTACTTTTGATAAAATTAAACAATGGAAAGACGCTGAGGCTGAAGCCATAAAAAAGGCTAATAAAGGTAGTGGAAGACAAGGAAATAAAACAACCACTAATATATTAGATAGCTCAGGAAGAATTAATCCTCCAAATTTTAAAAACAAATCAAGCTATAAATAAAAATATAATTTTTTAATATTTATAACAAAATCAATTAATGGCAACCGATAAAGAAGTTAAAAATTCTAAACAACTAGCTGACAATACTGGAAAAGTAGCTGACAATACTGAAAGAAC